GCGTCTATTTCCCCCCGATGGCCGAGCCAGCCAATGCGCCAACCCTCTGGCAGGCTATAGCGCGCACGACTGGCACCGCCGCAGCCGCAGCCTTTGACCCCACAGAATTGTCGGTCAAGCCGAGCCTGTTGGCCTGGGCTGATCCATGCGGTTTCACCCTTCCCGTCATCGATAACCTGTGCAACTATATTGACGGGTGCCGTATTGTGAAAGCCGCCCCACATTTTGATTTTCATTACCATTCTCCGAAATAGATAAAGCAGATGAACAGCGCCGCAAGCAGCGCCAGGATAAAGCCGAGCGTCCACCAGACCATCACGCCGCCAGCTTGATATGCCGCAGCATCACGCTGCCCAGGTCATTCAGATCCCACACTGTGACGTTCTGCGGATACACCGCGTGTACCCGGTGGTGAATGCCGACCCCTATCGTCGTGATCCCCAAAGCCTCGCCGGCCAGCACCTGACCGTATGCCTCATCGACCTGCCCATCACCGTCGGTCAGCGAGAAGCAAACCCGCCGCCGAGCAGGATGACGCAGCAGCAGCCCGTGAGCGTGACGCAGAGCAGCGTAGTCCTTGGTGCCGCCCCCGATTGCGAGATCAGGTAGCAGCGCCAGGGCGCGTCGAGCAGGCATCGACCAGGGCTTGATCACTGCACTGCGATTAGAGAATGCCGTGATGCACACATCGACACCCGCAGAGACCAGGGTTTCCATTAAAGCCGCACAGGCAGGTATCGCCGCCGTGATCCGGTCACCGTACATTGACGATGACAGGTCGAGCATGATCACCACCGCCGAGTCAATCCCCTCTACATCAAGCCTACGTTTAAACACCCGATTGTTGCCAACTGCCGTTGACGCCAGCGCTCCGGTATCAATCGACCCCGCCGGCTTGCCGCGCTGGTGATCGGTGCGCCCGGAGTTTTCAAACAGCCGCCGCACTTCCGACCGCAGCCGAGCCGGTATCTGGACAGCGACCGGATATTTCATGCCGCCGCCCGAGAACACCCCCTCATCCTTCAGGATCTCGGATTCATTGAACGATGCCTTGTCTTGAGCATCGCCAGGATCAAGCGTAGGCTCGACTTCCCTGGGCTTGCGCCCGTAGCCGCCCGTACTGCGCCGGTTGCCGACCGTGCCTCCAGGCTCGCCGACCTTGCTGGCTTGCCCGTCCTTGCCCGTGCCACCAGCTTGCCCGTCCTTGCCCTTAGCCGCATCCTTGCCGTCTGGCTTGCCATCCTTGCCAGCCTCATCCTTGCCGGCCTCATCCTTGCCAGCCTGTGGCTTGCCTGCCGTGCCGGCCTGTGGCTTGCCTTGCTCGCCAGCGTCCGGGTCCGGGTTGCCGGTAGTCGGAGCGTCTGGCTGCGCAGGCTCTGGTGGCAGCGCCAACTGATCGATGATCCATTGAGCGACCGCCAGGGTATCGGTCGAAGACCGGCAGCTATCGATGCGCAGCGAGGCCTCATCGAAGATCGCCGCCAGCCCGCCAGCCAGCGGCACCCGTGGCGCGTAGCGCCGGCCAGTGACAGCCATCGCAAACGGGTACTGGTTTGGGTCAGCCCAGTCCGTGACTTCGGCCAGGGCCTCAGCGACCATGCCGCCGATCAGGTCTGTAAGCAGCCCCTCGATGTTCCCGAGCAGCCCCTCGCGGATGCCACGCCGCTCGATGTACACATCCTCAACTGCGTTGTGCATCATCGCCAGGAACGGGCCGACGCCCGCGCCGATCAGAAAATCGGTGTACTTCCTGTGAAGCAACTCGTGCACCACAAAGCCGACGTAGCGTGTAAACAGAGCACGGTTGATGCGAGCGCTGTCCTTGACGTTGGACAGATACAGGTCGCCGCCGCGACTGATCGCCGCAGTGCGGGTGCCCTTCGACCATTGCACCTTGATGCCCGACAGCCCGAGCGCGTTGGCGCAGTGATGCGCAAATGACTCGATGCCGGCTCTGAGTTCCCAGCCTGCGATGCTTGGCCGCGACAGCAGCCTATCGATTGAACCGTGCATTTTCAGATCCCCTTCAATGATTTTAAAATCAGCGACTCATCGATCGCCGCGATGCGGATAGCCTCCAGCGCCGCAGCCCCTTCAGTGGGCTGACGGGAAGCGATGCAGGTAGCCCATGCCTCCGATGGTGAAAGCAGCTTCAGCGCCCGGATATAGGCCACGATTGACCGTATCGATGGGGCGTCCACAATGTCCCCCGTCGAAACCTTCTCACGCGCCAGGGTCACCGCCCCGATCACATGCCGAGCCAGCCCGAACGTGCAGCCAGTGTGCCGAGCCACGGCTTCGACTTCCTGATCAATTGGCAGAAAATCAAACCGCACGATCCGAGCGAAGCGATCAGCCAGCGCTGAGTTCATTTGCTTAGTGCCAGCGTATCGACCTGAGTCATCGCCGTTGGTCAGAGTGTTGTCAGCAGCGAACACCACCACGCCGGGTGCCCTGCGCCAGCCCAGGTTCCCGATGGTAGTCACGCTGCCAGCCTCCAGCAGAGAATTGAGTGGAGCCAGCACACCAGGGTCTGAGTTCGTGGGCTCATCGAGCAGGATCACAGTCCCCGGTGCAATGAAAGCCTTCAGGAAAGCCTGCGGCTGGAATTCGGTGGCACCGTTGACCAGCCCCGTCGCACCCAGAAAATCCTCAGGTGCCGAATGCTTATTGAAGTTGATGCGGCAATAACCCCGCCCGGTGCGGGCAGCAAATTGCCTCGCCGTCTCCGACTTGCCGGTGCCCTTCTCGCCACCGAACCACAGGTTTTCTCCGGTGGCCTGCGACAGCAGCAGGTGGCGCACGATAGCGTCGGACCAAATGAAACAGGGATCGACAGCCGGAGCGTCCTGCGCATCCCACAGGTCGACCATTACCGGATCGCCAGCCCGGTCGACAATGTTGACCCCGAATACCGCCAGGGCAGTGGCCGAGCCGATCACCCGAGCCGACACCATCGCACCGACAGCAGCCTGCGCACCAGCAGCCTCGACCGTGACAACGAAGGGTTTAAACGCAGCAGCCACCGCATCAGCCACCGCCAGGGCGACAGCCGATGGGTCCGGTTTAAACGCACCAGCGGCAGCGATCGCCGCAACAGCCTCAGCCAGGGCAGCAGCCGCAGTGGCCTCAGCCTGCGATGCCCGATTAGCCGCAGCCTCAGCCTTGGCCTCGATCACGGTCTGGCGCTGGTTCAACGACTGGTTCGACGACTCGGTGCGTTGGCGGGCATTCTCGGACACCGTTGCCATCATGCTGCCGGTGTCCTTGATTTCTTGATCAAGCCGCATTATTTGAGTCTGCAACCCGACGATGGTCTGGTTTGCCTGAAGTGCCAAGCTCTCAGCCCGCGATGCGACAGCCGCCGATGCTGCCGGGAAAGCCGGCTGCGGGTTGTTCAGTGGGATCGAGGCCGTGACCACCAGGGCTGCGGATTGCTTGATGTAAGCCAGGACCGCGTCGAGGGTCACGGTGCCGTCGTCAATGGCAAACGACAGGGCCTTGGCAGCGCCAAGCTTGCCCACGTCAATAACGTTGATCATGTGATCCGCTGCCCGCTGGACAGCGGCAGCGCCGCCAGCAGCCAGGATGGCGCTGATGTTTTTGTTCATCATTCTGTTTCCCCTTCAATTTGAAATTGTTCGCCGTCCGTGCCGCACAATGGCAGCCCCATCGCCGCCCATTTTTGTGACAGCCGCACTGTGTAGCCGCATGACGGGCACACCGCCTTGAGCATCCGAGTTGTCTGTTTCGGTCGCTCTGAAAACGACAGAGCAGCATGAGGGTATGCCCCGAGCGACTCGATGATCGCACCGTAAGCCTCGCCAAAGCCAGGGCCAGGGCCAGTCGATTTAAACGGCTGCTTGCCGGTGCCGGTGGGCACCAGCCCCATCGCCAGGGCAACCCTCTGGAAGGGCGCGCCATGGTTCATCGCCCCGTCCGTGGCGTGAGCAAGCTCGTGCACCAGAATGTCAAACACCCGCGCCGGGTCAGCGATCACCGGGCTGATCAAGATCTCGATTGTGTTGTCCGCAGAGGCAGTGTTAGCCCAGCACTCGCCGATAGCGCCGGAGCGTCGAGCATTCAAGGGAAACCCGCAAGCGATGCGGATAGCCTGCGGCAGCGGAAAACCCGCCATATCGAAGGCAGGGCGAAGCTCGCCAAGGGCAGCGATCAGCCAATCCTCGCGGGATGTGTAAACAGTGGTCATCCTTGCCCCCTGCAAGCGAAGCACTCGCCGCCTTTGATGTGCTGGAAGGAGGGCAGGTAACCCCTGCCACCGCAGCGACCGCAGCCAATCGGCCGGGTGCGCACCACTGGTGCGGCAAGCACTGCCTTGCGAGCGGCGACCAGCAGAGCCTCATCAGCCCGCGCCTTAGCCATGCGGGCCTCGACCTTGACCGCATCTTCGAAAACCCCGTCGTGGGAGCCAGTGAACAGCTCCCTGATCCAAGCGTCATCTTCAATCATCAGTAACCTTTAAACAGCCATGCAAAATTGCAAGACCCAAGGTTAGCACGAAAACGCTAGCGGCAGCAGGTAAACAGCACAAGTGCGATTGATACTGCTAATCGATTGTTGTGCCTGCGATAGACAAGCGCTATTGAGTGGGAACGCACTGGCACCAGGGCAGACCAGGGCCAGACCGACCGCCAACTAGATCCAAAGGTGCGCGCGCGTGGGGAGCATGTCCTGTGCCAGCTATGCAAGGGTTTTCACCTAAGTTAAGGGTAAGCACCTAGGTCACTACTGTGGTTCTATACATGCCGCTAGAACGCACTAGGATCGCCTACAGCAGGGGTCTAGTCCGGGGAGCTACCCTAGCCTAGGGCAGGCTGCGTTGCACATCGTGAAACGACCTTATGCACAGGTTATCCACAGGGTTATACATGTCTTGTCCCCGGAATTGTCCACAGAGTCTTATATAAGAGTTGGTTATCCACAGGCTTATCCACAGATGCTAGAATGCGAACAGACTGTAGGTTTATACAGTACTGTGTTTTTCACCAGGATTGAGGAAAGCTATATGAGCAAGGTCAGCAGTAGGGACTACCTATCGGAGCTGGAACGGGATGATGCCGCGCCGGACACCGCAGCCAGCGACGACCTGGACAGCGAGGCCGAGAGCAGCGAAGCGGAGCAGGCAGCAAGGGCAGCACCTGGACCGCACCGACGAGCAGATGGACAGCCACTAGGCTCAGCAGCAAGCAGGCTCAAGCCTCTCACGGCGGCGCAGCTTGCCTTCTGCCAGGGTGTGATCGCCGGGCAAACACTGAGACAAGCGTACAAGGATGCATACCCGAATGACACCACCAGCGATCAAGCGATCAGCGCCAGCGCCTGGAGGCTCAGCAAGCGACCCAAGGTGGCCAGGATGCTTGAGGAGGCATGGGGTCAGACCGTGGAAGTGCTCGCGGATGATCTAGCAGCGACACGGCGATGGGTGATGAGACAGCTTGTGACGCATAGCCGAGATGACAAGCAGGAAGGGTCCAGGCTCAAAGCACTGGAGCTGCTGGGCAAAGCATCCGGGGTGTTTACACAGACAACAGTCATCACACCAGAGGCCGTCACAGCCGATCAGCTGAAGCAGCAGCTCAGCGGGCATCTCAAGCTGCTGGACACGGTGCGGCCCATCAAGGCCAGCCAGGGCTAGCAGGGCAGAGCGACCAGGGCGATGGCCTCGCGGGCGTCACGGTGTAGGTCAGTGCTGTGTAAACGGGGAGAGGGCAAGACGGTGATGGGCCAGGAAGTGGAATGCCTCGACCCCACCCGCCCCAGGGGCCCCCCGACGTACTACCCGTTGCCCCCGCACCTGTAACGCTCTAATCCACTCATCCAAAACAAAGTGTACGCAATACCCACCCCCTTCCTCCTCCCCTCCCCACCCCCCCCTATATATATATTTTCAGGAAACAATTGTATGTACATACACCTGTATGCTACACTGTTTACACGGAGGAATCATGGCAAAAGACGAGTTGTGGAAATCGGTTAAGCCTGGGCTGAACTATCTTGTAGTAGGGCATGACAAGGCTTGCCCAGGATGGGGTTACCCGGAGCTTTGTAAGTGTGAAATAAGTTATGAGCTTGTTACGGAAGAAGAATACAAGCTGGCTTTAGAAGAGCAAAAGCTCTTGGAGGAGGAAGGTGATTGAAGATTACGCAATGCCCACTATGGTGGCAGAGAACGCTTTAAAGGAGCTTCACTGGGCTGCTTGTAAGAGGGAGTATGACAAGGCTTTGGATGAGTCATGGAAGGCTATGGAGGCTTGTAAGGACATCTACAGGGCTTTGGCAAAGATGAAGGAAAGAGACAAGTGAGTCCAAGATGGCAGGTTGTCTTGGACTTCATCAAGGCTTATACAAAGATCCACGGGATTGGGCCTTCCTATGCGGTATTGGCAAGTGGGTTGAAGATGAAGTCTAGGGCGAACATGCACAGGATTGTGATGAGGTTAGAAAAAGATGGTCATCTGGAGACCAAGACTAGGAAGTACTACTCTATTAAGCTAGTGGACAAGTCCATTAACGACATAGTCAACCTATGAGTTTATTGACTAAGAAGGAAATAGCCGGGTACTTGTCGATAGTGGACAAGGTGCCTGAGAACGAAAGAAACAAGATCTTTGCGCTTATGGAGATGGACAGGGTTGAGCGTTGTAGGGAGTCCTACCTGTTCTTTGTTCAGCAGATGTGGCCCATCTTTATATCTGGGAAGCATCATCAAATCATGGCAGACGCCTTTGAGCGGGTTGCTTCTGGGGACTTAAAGCGGTTGATCATCAACATGCCACCTAGGCATACCAAGTCAGAGTTTGCTTCTTTTCTTCTGCCTTCTTGGTTTTTGGGTAAGTTTCCTGAGAAGAAGATCATCCAGACTGCACACACCGCAGAGCTAGCAGTGGGTTTTGGACGGAAGGTCAGGAACTTAGTCTCTTCAGAGCAGTACTCCAAGGTCTTTGATATGAAACTATCAAGTGACTCAAAGGCAGCAGGCAGGTGGAACACTGACAAGGGTGGAGACTACTTCGCTATTGGGGTTGGAGGGGCTGTAACGGGTAAGGGCGCTGATCTTTTGATCATTGATGACCCTCATAGTGAACAAGAAGCCAAGCAGGGCAACCCTGCGGTGTTTGATAACGTGTATGAGTGGTACACCTCGGGTCCAAGACAACGTCTCCAGCCTGGGGGAGCCATCATCATTGTTATGACCCGATGGTCAAAGCGTGACTTGACGGGTCAAATACTGAAGTCTTCGGATAAAACAGGGGTGGATGAGTGGGAAATCATAGAGTTTCCAGCAATTCTGCCTTCTGGGACTCCTTTGTGGCCTGGGTTTTGGAGTAAAGAGGAGCTTGAGGCTCTTAAAGCTGAACTTCCTGTGTCTAAATGGGAAGCGCAGTACCAGCAGAACCCCACTTCAGAGGAAGGGGCGATCATTAAGCGGGACCAATGGCAGATCTGGCCCCATGAAGACCCTCCAGAGTGCAGTTATGTGATCCAGTCCTGGGATACAGCGTTTGAGAAGACCAACAGGTCAGACTATTCGGCTTGTACAACCTGGGGAGTGTTTACACACCCTGATAAGCATGGGAATCTCAAGCAAAACATCATCTTGCTGAACGCTTTTAAAGAGCGGATGGAGTTTCCTGAGCTTAAAAAAGCTGCTATGGAGATGTGGATTGAGTGGAAGCCCGACACTTTGATCGTTGAGAAGAAAGCCGCTGGTGCTCCTTTGATTTACGAGATGAGGAAGATGGGTATACCCTTATCGGAGTACACACCGGGCAAGGGAAGCGATAAGATAGCCCGTGTAAACTCAATATCTGACCTCTTTGCCTCTGGAATTGTGTGGTGTCCGGAGAAACGATGGGCAGATGAGGTTATGGAAGAGATGGCATCGTTCCCAAATGGGGACCATGATGACCTTGTGGACTCCTCTAGTCAGGCCTTGATCAGGTTCAGGCAGGGCGGCTTTATCACCATTGAGTCTGACGAACCAGACTACGATCTCCCCCGGCGACGGGTTGAATACTAC